CCTACGGAAGAATTACAAATGGACTTTCCAAAATTAAATTAGAAACATCTATTACAACTGCCAACAATGAGGACACAGTAACTTATATCACAGGCACCATTGCAGAACATCCAACAGAAGACCATCAACTATTGTTTACTGTAGATGAAGACACTATTCCTACTAATTCTGTGCCTTCATTTTCAAAAATTATCGATCCAACTGTAACTGCTCCAACAGGATCAGAAGTCAATGGGCAGAGATATCTAATAACACAACCAATTGGCACAGCACTGCATGATGTTAACATTACAAATATCACACATGATGGTACAACAACTGCTACAGTGACTTGCTCTTTACCACATGGACTTGCAGTAGGAGATACTGTGCGTATCACAGGTGCGGCGCCAAGTTATTACAATGGCACAATTGGTGTAAAAGCAGTGCCTAGCACCACAACATTTACATACAACACAGTGGCGGCAACCAATGCCGCGGCAAGTTCTACGGCACAAACAGCAGATTTGACGAACTTTACATCTGCAGGAGGTGTTTTAATCACACCATCACCACTTACATCACCAGCACTAGGAGAACCTGTAGGTGTTACTAACCGTGGACCAAGTGCTTGGGGCAATCTTGTTGCATCTGAATCAGACATCATCCAATACAATTCTACAACAGATAAATGGAATGTTGATTTTGATTCTTCAAATGTCACTAATGTGCAGTATGCAACAAATGAAAATACGGCTGTTCAATTCAAGTGGACAGGCACACAATGGCAGAAATCTTGGGAAGGTGAATACGCACCGGGTGATTGGGTGCTTGACCTTTAAACAATAATATTATAAAATAACTTATGGATATTGTTTGCAGTGGTGCGTTGTTTTATGCCAAGTCAACCAAACGTTTTATGCTTGTACAAAGAGCAAATAAAAAACATCACGGACAATGGGGCATAGTAGGAGGCAAAGCAGAAGGCAAAGAATTGCCTGTCGAAGCACTTCAAAGAGAAATATCGGAAGAAATTGGTGATACCCCGGTAATAAAAAAATTTATTCCACTTGAAATGTTTCAAAGCACTGATCAAAAATTTTTCTTTAACACCTATGTGTGCGTTGTAGATGCAGAATTTGTACCTGTTCTAAATGGTGAACACATTGGTTATTGCTGGGTACAAATGAACTGTTGGCCAAAGCCTATGCATCAAGGATTACTCAAAACTGTTAACAGTAAAACCATTAAATCAAAACTACAAACTATCTTAGATATTATTGTGTAAGATTGGCTTTGCCGCAAATTCTTTGGAAACTACACCTGCATAAATTAACAAAGTTTTCCCATCGGGTGCCACAGTATATGCTGACCAAAGTTCGCCATCATAACCTATTGCACCATAAAGATCAGGATATTGATCTATTCTGGTTACAAGTTTTATCATAAAGTTTTGTGGACTTGTAACACAAACACCGGTTGCTATTGCAAAGGTCCACATTTGTTCTGCTGATTGGATTCCTTCTTCTGTACCTTTTTGATATTCTATTGCAGTACGTTTTAATATTTCTGAACTTGAACATATGTGATTTACCCAAATTATATCATTTGGCACCCACTCATGCTCGGTTGCATCTGTTGGCTTAACAAAAAAAGCCACTAGTACAATTATTAAAATTATAATGCCTGTAAAAATGTTTCTATTCATGTCTCAAATAGTATTTATCTGCTTTTAAACTTCTATTTCTGTGTTATTTTTGCAAGACTGCTATTTGTCTTGGATATATGTTTTGCCAGTCAACTGTTCTATGTCACGTATCATTTCTTCCATGTTGACCCTAACAGTCTTACCTGTTTTAGTGTTGCGTGAATAGTATTCCCATTCGCCTTGTTCGTTGTGTGGAGATATTTTTGTAACGTTACCCGCTTCGTCCCTTACAAACACTTCAGCACTTGCTGATTCATCTTTGGCATAGATGTGTGCGATGTTAGTTGTGCCGGATGGATCATTTGACAGCACACCCAGTTCTACATGCCCTGTAACTCTCAAACTTGTATCATTCAATAATTGCAGTGAGTCAGATCTGAATCTTCCGGAAATATTGTTAGAACCATTTTTCTTAAATGCAAATTCTAGTATGCCATCTTCTGTGCCGTCTCCTACATCTAGAATCTTGCCTGAAATTTTAGCATAAAGCACTTCTTGATCAGCATCATTTTCACCTTGAAATTTAATCTGTCCAAGATAGTCAGCATTGGCAGGTGATGAACTGTTACGTTTTAAAGTGATTACAGGACCTGCTGTGCTTGAATCTTCTGTTGTGGTGATCAACAATGCATCACTTGTTGATGTGTTTGTAATAGATGCACCTGTGCTTGTGGTTTCAAAAACAGTTGTTCCATAATGTTTTAATTTTACAGCACCAGTTGAACCATCTGCTACAATATATTCAGTGATGCCACCACTGCTATCATCTGTAGAAATTATGACATCCTTATTATCAGCATAAGTTCTAATGTTGATGTCGCCAGTAGTTTCGTTAATGTTAAAATTAGTGCCTGTGTGTTTAATGTTTGTATCTGCATCAGTACCAAATTGCAGTTCAACACTGTCTTTAAGGATTGTGTTACCTGCTAAATCTATCTTGCCTGTGCCTGCAGGATCAAGTGTAATGTTGGCATTTGAACTTGGTGATGTAATGTCGTCTGTAGCGATACCTGAGGTAAATGTTTTTAGACCTTGTATGCTTTGATCTGTGGTATTAAGCACAACCGACGCCGCTGATACACCTAATCCTTTTCTTTCCATGTTGACTCTGTAACCGTTAACAACAAGATTAGTTGTTGCACCTACTCCTCTTAATCTTGCTGTAGTATTGTTGTAATCAGTTGAGTAAGTTATAAGTTGCCGATCACCTGAATGCACAATACCAAATTCTGATTCAAACACATTGTCACCGCCGTCTGCTACAACCACTAATTCACTAACTTGAAATTCTGCTCCGCCTACGCCTGCGGGAGCCTTCACAGTGTTAAAGTAGTGAGCCGCTTGGAATGTAGTTCCTGCTGTCAAACTGTTTTCCCAAGAATCAATATTTTCTATTGCTGAATCTACATCAGTATTAGTAATAATAGACACGTTATCACCTGATGCGGATTCTTCCGTGTCTTTGATTATTATTTTGTATATTTTTACTGTGGTGTTTGCGGCCCCACTTGCACCTAGCAATCTTATGTTGCCACTGTTTATATCAACATCATATGTTACCAAATCAGCGTCTGTAGTAGATGTTCTACCAAAAGCAGAGTGGTAAGCAGTTGTACCATCATGTACACAGTTAATTTTGATACATTCATGTCCAACGGTACTGCCATCACCAGTAGTGTTTGACGCTAAGATAAAATATTGCACTCCTCTATAGGTTGATGCATCTGTGGTATCAAGTGATTCTTGTGCTGTGTCTACATCTGCATTTATTGTGAGTCCAGTGTTTGTACTTGATGAATCTGCTTCAGAATTGGATCCAAGACCAGTTCTAAAAAGTGTTACTGAATTAGTAGTAGATGTGCCTGCTAATTTTAATCTTACAGTCGAGCCTGATATATCAGTTGTAAAAGTTCCAAAGGCAGTTGAACCTGTGTGAGTTACTCCATACTCTGAAATATATGAAGTTGTACTGTCATGTATTAGATGTATAAATCCTGATTGAAATTCGCCATTGATTTCATCATTGATAACATAATTGTATTTTGCTGTTTGAAAATCACTGGTACTAAACGAGTCAACAATAGTTGCAGTGTTTGGAATTTGTCCTAATGTTACTTTAACAGTATTCGATGTGTCTGCTTCTGCAGATGTCGATCCTGCAAGTGACCCCCATGATGAGCCATCGTACCCTTCAAAGTTTCCTGTGGTAGTGTTTAATCTAATTTGTCCTGCTGTGCCTGATGTCCTTTGTGCAGTGGTTCCAACTGGCACACCAAATGCTCCAGTGCCTATTGCTCTTACATATCCTGATGAATTTGCCGCTAGTTCCAAATCAGCATTGGATGAATTTGTAGTGATTACATTGCCTGCTATGTTTACGCCATCTATCTGTAATGCTCCACTACCATTAGGCACAATCTGTACATTGGCATTGGATTGTGCAGTAGATATTGTGTTATCTTTTAGAACTATATCGTCACTTACGAATATTGGCATAGCAATATTTATTGGTAATTTTTATTAAACTTCAATGAGGTTAAATTTATATTTTTTGCCTGATTTGTTATTGATTATGAACAGATCATCTTTGCCCTCTTGTATTGTCCATGATCCTTTTTCATTGGTCAAATTCAAATCCGAAGTGTAAATGTTAGCAAAACGTTTTGAACTTGATCCTAAATCAAATGTGGCATTTGCTGAAGGTATTATTGATGCTTGTACAACAACATTTCCTGACCCATTAGTACGCAAAGATAGATCGGCGTTTGAAGCATTTGTTGTAATAAAATTGTTTCTAATCGATATAGAGTCAATTACAACAGCACCTGTACCATTTGGACTCAGTGTAAGATCGCCATTAGTGTTAGTGGTGCTTATTGTATTAGCATCCATTTTTAGATTATCTACACCAAAATCACCTTCAACTGTTAATTCATATTCAGGTGAAGATGTGTTTACGCCAACTTTGCCTGTATTATCAGGAAATAAAACCAAATTGTTATTAGAAGTTGTTGATATTGTGTCACCGTTGATGGAGATTTGATCAATGTGCCACTGTCCTATAGCAGTGCCTGAAGTTGTACCTACACCTAGTTTTGCCTCCACAATAGCGGAGTCGGTGATCATGTCTTTTACTACTTTTCCTACAGCCATATATTGTATTTATTGTAGCACTCAAGACACAAGGCTGTCTATAAAAACAGCCTTGTATTGTTCTAAATTATGCTTTGATTGAAACTACTGCTAAAACTTTGCCTTGTCCAGCATCAGTTTTTGCCTCTAGTGCTCTACCAATTACATTGAAAGCAGTTGCTTCACCTGGTTGTGCCATTCTTGCATATCCTGGAGTGCTTGAACTTACTAGTCTCGCACCTTTTGTTACTGTGCCAATCACGTTAGTTGGTACTCTACCAGTCATTGCTACAAATGGATGTGTTCTATCACTGTAGCCTGCTCTGTCATTCATCATAAATGCCGCAGTATCATCAGATGATACAACGCCAAACACTTCTTCTGAAAGTTCAGTTGCCGCTCTTGTGATTTCATTTACACCACCTAGTTCAACGATTGTGCCTGCTCCGTATTCTGCATCAGCGTGATAACGCTCTGCCACATCAGAGTATTGTGCCGCAGAACAAGTTGCTACCAACGTTCCTGCTGATACTGTGATACCGCCTGATTTATCAGCCGCTGTCGCAGTTGTTGTACCTAGTGTGAACTTGTCTTCTGATTCATCAAATATGAAACATGCATTGTTACCAGTTGAACCACGTTCAAATATGAATCCAATGTCATTACCTGAAGAAGATATACCTGAGTTTAACTCAATGATGTTATCTGCAATAGTAGTGTTTGTTGAATTGTTTGTAGTTGTTGTACCGTTAACTGTAAGGTCACCTGTTACTGTCAGTGCACCTGACACTGTACATACACCTGTGTTGTTGATTGAGAGTGTACCAGAAGAAGCAATAGTAAGATTAGTACCATCACCTTCGATCTTTTCTCCATCATCACCAAAAGTCAATCCAATGTTTGCTGGAATGTTGATGTCACCGTTTGTGCCAACAGCAAATGT